ATAGATGCTATCCGGCGTCATGCCCAGGTGCTTCTCAGTAATGTTGCCCAGGTCGGCGGCGCGCATGATTTGCCAGTCGCGCTCGGTCCAGCCCTTGGCCGAAAGCAGGTCGTAATCCGACGCCTTCAATGCCTGGAGTGAATCAAATTTCCGTGTAAGGTTGCCGATGGTGTACAGCATATTCATGCCAAAGGATGCCTTGTTAGCTTTATCCAGCGCGATAAGGCCTGACCACTTCAGCGTTTTTTCCGCAAACCACCCGGTCACATCGCGTCCTACATCGTTACCACCAAGGCGGGAGGTTACGGAAGCGTGAATGTCCGACATCAACCCAAGCTGCTCGATAGCCTGCTTACGATCCTTGCTTATGAGATTTTTAAGGGAATTAATCCCAGCGCCGGCGTTATCCAGTTTCAGCGCAGAGGACATGGCCCGCATGATGAACTGATCGGTAAAGCCAGCATTGATTACAGAAGATCCCAGCATAGCTGACGTCATCAGGTTACGAATACGCTGCATAACCGGAACGAACGATGAGCTGTTTTGTCCCAAGCCGGCCTGATAGTTAAACATTGCGGTGGCCGTATCGCGCTGCTTTGTCATCTTATCCAGATTGTGGCCTTTTTCAGTTGCGTTCTTATAAACGCTATCCAGAACGTAACGGAAATTATTTTCCGCGCTGGGGCCGAAAGTTTTCAATATACCCAACTGGCGGGCAGAATATTGAAGGTGATCCATCATGACTTCAGCGATGCTCTTATCCGAATATTTCTGCATATAAGCAAACTGGCTCTCGGCATCCTTAAACACAAGAACGCGGTGGGAGTTGGCGCCACGATTTTTAATCCCGCCGCTTCCACCTTGCGCACCTGGCTCGATTTTATTGGCGCCATCGGTAGATTTGGTGGTAAACACATCGTTGAGCACGTCCCGCAGAGCAGCATCGTCCAGCGGCATTCCACGGTCATCAAGGAAGGCATTACGATCAACAGCTTTTATGGTATCGGATACCCACCGATCCCTCGTCCATTCAATCGGCGGCTGGCGACGCATTAACGTAGCAGTCGCCCGTTCGGCTGCCGGCAAGGTGGCAAGCCACTCATCACGGCCAGCGCGGGAGATAAGTTCGCGCGAATCATAGTTTGGCAGGCCCCAGTCGTCGCGGGTGGCAATATCAGCGCCGTTGTCATTGAGTTCCCTCTTCGCCTGATCAGCACTTTTCCGCCAGACCTCAGCAAACTTTTTCGCTGCCACGCTGCCGGTATCCTCGCCGTGAATTTCTTTCAACAGCATTAGCTGCAGGGCTTCGCTCAGATTGCCACGTTGCGAATTGGTCATTGCATCAAAAAACGCTTTCACTTCCGGCCCAGCTTTTTCCAGACTGCCGCTAAGCTGGCGTGTCCAGTCCTGCAGCACGCCAAGCGATATCTCTTCCGCCGAGACAATGTCTAAGTTCTTCGAGCTACGGGTGCGCCCCATGAAAATAGCCTGAGCCAGATACTCTGGAGTTAACTCACTCTCAGGAACCTGGTTCTTCAGCTCGTTGATAAGGTTGGCCCGTGCAATCGCATCCTGCGCAATGCGCTGACGCTTTTTATAAATACTGTGGACGGCGCGTTGACCGGCAAGTTTTGCAGCTTCGGCATATACCTGCGAATCCGGCATTACCGTTCCGGATTGAGCGTTCTTAACCCGAATAGTACGCACAGCATCATTGATACCCTGCTCAATATTACGAATTTCGTCAGCGAGAGGCCTGCGACCGATGGCGCGGGTAATGGCATCAATACATTGTTGTTTCATTATTCAGGATTCCTTAGCATGCAGGACGCGACAAACGGGAAGATGTTTGCTGAATCCTGGCTGGTTGCGATTTTGTCGTTGTACTCGTCTACCAGATCCGAAAGCTTGACCTGCTGCCCTGTGTCCGGGTGCTCAACGGTTAAATCCGGCATTTCTTCTGATAAACGGCTGGCGGTCGCCAGTTCATAGCTATTTCCCAAATTAACGCCGGTATCCGGATCAACGCTCCCTTCATCGCCCAGGAATTGCGCAAACTGAGATTCGCCTTCTTCAGGAGATGTCTGCGGCTGTCGGACGCGCGGGGGTTCGGAAGTGTTGATGCCGTTTTCGTGCAGCGCGGACTCCATTTCCGACCTGGCGCTTTCGCTGAAGGATTCTGGTCTGAGGTGACCATCAAAAGAATCAGTATGAGCGGACACGTCTACAGTTTCCCCGCGGGCGATTGATTCCGCTGCATCTCCCATTGCCCGATAATGGGCATCCATACTTTCAGGGGTTCCGTGCAATACTGGTGACGTTGCGATGTCGTGGTTGTGCGCTTCGTTCATCGCCAGCGCCGCATCAATATCACTTTGCCTTACACTTTCATTTGCGGTTTGTTCAGGTCCTCCTGAATCACGGCCAGCATCTGCTCCCCTTGATGTCAGGTGATGAATGCCGCCAAAGGCAGCTCCAAGAATGCCATCTACGATCAGCGCTTCACCATCCCAGGCTTTATATTGCTCAGCGACGGCGGAATAACTCTTATCCCTCAGCATCAGGTTAGTGACTTCCCGGGAAGCTGCGCCAGCCCCCATGTTAATGCCCGCTCCGCTTGCCAGCCGCATGACAAGATTCCCTCCAACCGCAGCCGGAAGCAAAAAGCCGGCCGCATCAACAAGAGATTTCGGCAGGGCAATATCTTCAGCGTCCTGCTGAGAAACTCCTTTGCTGAGAAGCTCTTCCGTAGTTGAGGTTTGTGAAATCTGCTGCGCAACGCCAGCGCCTAACACGGGGTTAACGACAGCGCCGGCAAGCGCCGGGACGTATTGCCCCAATCCGAAAAGAATCTGCCCGGCCTTACCAGTGGTCTCGGCATCAGGAGCTATGCTTTTCCTGAAATTGGTGAACGATGTATCAATAGCCTGATTAACCGGCTTCTGTATGGCTTCCGATGCTTCAGGGTGCAGCAATGTAAACTGCTGCATATTCGTAGCTATGACGCCTTTAATGCCACTTTGAGAGGCTATCGACGCACCAGACTCAATACCACTAATCAGCGCGCCGCCGGCGTTATCCCACAGCCCTGGTTGATAGTCTGCCCTGGTCGCTTCTGTGAATCCCGACTGGCTGACAAAATTTGCATCCTGCGGATCGAGGTTAGATAAATCCATCAGTTAATCTCCACGGTGAGGATCTGCCCGTCTTTGGTTGCCAGCCTGTTCCCTACGCGAAAACCGTAGCGACCAGACGGGAGTTTTACAGGTGCGAAATTGGACGGGGAGCCAAGACCCTTAAATGCTTCGGCCCTTGCGTTATCCATTTTTGACGTGAAATCATCCTCACCCATACCATAAGGTGCCACGACATCTGTACCGCGATATTTCAATACACCACCAGTTGCGTACAAAATTGCTTTTCCTGCAATTTTATCGTCGACACTTTTCGCCGCGTCAGCACGATCCCCGCTATCTAAATCAGGGTTATTTAGCAGTTCGCCAGCATATGCGGACTTGAATAATCCATATGCCCTCTGTCTTTCCTGTGATGACATGGGGAATGCATCTCCGGCCAAATCATTAAACGACTCCTGCATTTTTTGATCGGAAGGTATCGTGATTGGAGTTACTCCAGATTTTTTATCCTGGGCGCTTGGGGATAGGGCTCTGTACCCCTGAAGGATCCTTTCTGATGCAATATATTTATCAACCGTTAGCGGATAATCAACATAGGAACCAATCCCGCTTCTTGTGTTTAGGTAATTATCTGGCGCAGCCAGTATTCCGGCTAATGCCCCATAAGTCGGGTTATTCTCTCCCAACTGGGCCTGGAACATCGACACACCCTGCGGTGGTAGGGATCGCCCAACTGCCTGTAGAAGAGTAAGTGCATCGCCTGGCGCTGACTGCGACAGCATAGTAGAAAACTGTTTTGCCTCAGCTTTTGTTAGTAGTGTCGGCGGAGTACCATACTGTTGCGATATTCTTCCCGCCTGCACAGCTCGTGCCTGCATTGAACTTTGCAGACTATTCAAGTCTGTGAAGTCAATCTGCCCTACCGCCCCTTCTTTTATACCAAACGCAACAGGATCAGCATTCCTGGCACTATTTACAGCACTAATAGCGGATTGCAATTGATCATAATTTTTGAGCCGCTCCGCATAATTTGGACCAGCTTCTGGCTTTGCCTGTTCCAGCAATTGTTGCTGTTGTGCCGGAGGGATATTTTTCACCAGCTTGACGTTATTACCAAATGCCTCATCATTCTGTAATTGCGTGTATAGCTGTCCACCCTGCACAAGCCCATAAGTGGATATCAGCTGATTTCGCGATGGCATAACCTGAGGTTGCTGACCGTTACGCAGTGCGGCGCTGGCGTCATTCACAACGCCATCAAGAACAACCCGACTTGCCTGCCGCTGCTTATTCAGTATCTCAGCCATACCTGATAATGCGCTGGACTGATCCTGCGGTGATAACTGATGAAAATATGGGGTATCGGTAATAGCTGCCATCGTTGCTGTTTTTGGTACTGATGGCACTGAGTCCATTATTTTAGCGACATAATTTTGTGTCTCGCCAAAGGGAATGGAGCGAACAAAATCTTCATTGGTGATTGCCCCTGTCCGTGGGTCACCAATTTTTAGAAGGCTTTTATTTTTGCCGGTGGTGTTGGTTCCGTTAATCCAGTCATTCACCATACCTGCGCCAGCATTATACGCTGCCAGCGCCAGAACCTGATTCCCCCCAAATCTTTTTAGTTGCTTATTTAGATATGCTTTCCCTAATGCAAAATTGTATGCAGGATCATTTTTCCAACGCACTTCATCCCACGGAAGACCTGCTGCCTCCGCCGCCTCTGGACCAGTATCTTTCATTATTTGGGCAATGCCTACTGCCCCTTTTTTTGAGGTGAGAGGTTTACCATTCGCATCAAGCTGACTTCCCTTGCTTTCTTGCCATATCATCGCAGTCGTCAGCTGATCAGCATCAATCGTCCCATCATAGGCATTCAACGTCCCATCGGCATTCATCATGCTTTGAGTGCGGGAAGCTATGTTGGAAAGCGTTGCGTTTTTAGCCATTTTTTGCTGCATTTCTTGTTTCATCGCAGCAGTTTGTTCCGGAGACCATCCGCTTATATCCGCATATGTATCAATGGCATCAAAAGCTTTAGCCTCTGATATTTTTAATGCTCCATGATTATCCCAATATCTTCCGGCATCCAGCTCGGCAATATTCATTCTTCCTTCGAACTGTCCTTGTTGATATCGGCGATACTCATTGAGTGAATGACTATCAGTTGATGATTGCAGTTGCAGACGAGTGGTAGCTTTTAATACAGACCAGTCTTCCCTACGGCTGGCGGGTATTGTCTGGTCTAATTCGCTGGAAGCCTGATCAAATTGTTTTAATGCATCTGCAGCCGCCGTCCTGGCATCCAGACCTTGTTTTTCTTGGACAGATTTATCCAGATTATATTTTAGGTTGTCCAGATTAAGTGAAGCCCCCTGCATAGCGGTATCATTCGCTGTCCGGGTAATATCCTCGGTAGCTCTGGCCGCCATTTCCGCACCTGCATTTAAAAACTGCTGATCAGCGGAGGTTGTTGGAAGATTGACAGGACCGGCGCCAAGCCCCTGAGTTGTTACCTGACGGTTATAAAAAGGAAGGTTTGGCATTTATTCTTCCTCCGGTTTATCACAGGATGAAGACAGATTTATTTTTGTCTGATGCCTGATTAGTGCTCCCGAAGGGGTATCGCGGCGTCGTTGATCTTCCTGAGCTGCCAGATATGCCAGTGCTATATCAATCATCCCCCTGGCTATATCAGGGATTGAGGGGGCAGCGCTATAAGGTGATTTCTCGCGCTCGTCATTTTGAATTTTCTCCAGCGCCGCCATCTGGGTCTGGCTTAAGATGATGGGTCTTTTAGTCGGTTGGGTCATGGTCTTTCCTCCTGAGTGGGTTTCAGGAGGAAAGTACTCTGCAGCTATTTACTGGGCACTTTTATTTAACTGCTTAAAATCATTTTCCTGAAAAGGTGGAGGAAAGGAGATTATGTCTTCTTGCCGTACTTCGCCCCGAGAAACGTTGACGCCACTGATGTACCTGCCCCCAGGTAGCCAAGCAAACCCGGCCGTGCTGCTTTCGCTTGTGAGCGCGTAGCGCTGGCCTGATTCTTCAGCGCATCAGATTGTAGAATGCCCTCATTAGCAACGGCGTTTGCGTCTTCCTGGATATTAAGTGCGGTCTGCCGGCGCAGCAGCGCATTCGTACCACCAAAGCCGGTACCGCTCGCAGCAATGCGCGCATCCTGATCTCCCTGAAACTGAGCACCACGACGGCGAATAAGCGCCGACTGCTGCCCGGCATTTAAAACCGCCTGGTTCGCCTGCTGGTCAAGCAGCTGCGCGTTTGTGTTCAGGTTATTTGATTGCTGGCGTGCGCTGCTGAGCGATGAGAATGCGTTTAAAGCAGAGCTTGAGGTTTGCGCTATTGGCACTGCATTGTTTTTGAAACTGTCGCCGACCGTCTGCCAGTTTACAGAATCCATAAATCACCTCGTTATCGCCCACAGGGAAGAATCCTCGCCCCTGTGGTTAAATTTCTTCAGATGGCCTTCACATCGCATACCCAGCATCGCCAGCATTCTTTCGCCTTCCTGGAATGTGGTGCTAGCCTCAATGCGGTGATAGTTCGCCAGCGCCCGGCGTAATTCCCTGCGCGTTGCCCTGAATATCTCCGGCCAAAGATGAGTAATCCCGGCCGAAATAATCATCCAGGCGCACCCTATGCCGGAGTCAAATACCAGTCCGTACTTTTCCGCTGGTACGATGCCGCCTATAGCCACAGGCTGGCCGTTGTGCAGACAGGTAAACGCGCCGACACTGGCGATGTTCCCGGCGTGCTGTTCAGTCCTGATACTGCCGATCTGATGCGGTTGCGGCGTAATGGCCGCCAGGTGCCAGGGCTCAAACGAAACGATCATCAGCCACCCAGCAACGTTTTCTGGCCTGAAGTATTAACGGCGGTTCCCGAAGCTCCCGTTACGTTGCTCTGGTTCCCCTGCCGCTGCCGGCGGCGCAGCAGATCATCGGATTCTGCAATCGAAGTATCCTGAGTAACCGGCGACGACTGTTTTATTACCGAGCCTTTTTTGTTGGCGTTCTGGATTGCAGAATATCCACCCACGGCAGCAGAGATAACCGCAGCGCCGGCAGTCCACGACGCCGGATCGGCTTCCAGTGTGAATTTGCGTTTAAACAGCATGATCACCTCAAGATTGAAAATAATCTGGCGTCACAGCCAGGCTGATAATTTCGGATAATAGCGTCCTGCCGGTAACTGAGCATTTTTGCGACGCGGGCGGATAAGTTATCGGTGCAGATGCATTCCACGCGATGATTTTCGGCCAGCGCGATTTCGGTAAATCGCCGGGCAGTACGGAAAATATGAACGGGGAACAACTCCGCACCGGTGGCGGTTTTTAGCCAGAGTCTGACGCGACCGAATGCTATCTGGATGGCTCCGCCAGCCGCAAGTGTCTTTTCCCCATATTCCATCGCAAACGACGGGAAAGATACCAGCGCCGCAACAGCCTCCTGCGGCAATGGGTCCTGGAATATTTCATGAATGTGGAACTCCTCAAGGCGGACAATTACGGGCTCAGTCATCTTCCACCTCTCCGACGGGGTCGATGCTGACGATGGTCATTGGCTGCGGCAGGTCCTGAACAATACGGATGCTGCCGTTTTCATTAAATTCGCCTGGCCACGGGACGGTTACCACACCATTAAACAGTGGCGGTGCCTCATCCATGTTGTCGGAATAATCCCGGGCCCGAAGTTTATCCAGATACTTACCGCCATCATCGCCGAACTTGCCGCCCAGCGTATCGAGGAAACGAAGGCGTGCTTTAGCAAAGCGTTTAATGCCTCCTTCCAGCGGCAGGGTTATTATTTCTGCTGCATTGTTGAGGCCGACGTGAACCACGGATGATTCCCAGTCGAGGGATATTTTCCCGTCGCTTACCGTCTGAGATGCATGCGTGGCGCCATCGGTCACCACTGCTACGGTTTCACCTTCCAGATGACTGAGCCCGGATACTTCGGTAACCGCATCTCCGTCATAAGTCAGCATACAATCCAGCACCCTGGCCCATTCCTGGGTGTCAAAAGCGCTGTCGAACTCCGGAAGCATGTATTCCAGATAGCGAACGGTCGCACCGTTAATGGTCCGCTTCACAACCATCCAAAGCTCATCGCGGCCGCCGTCGATATCCGGTATCACCTTGATGCTTTCCACCGTTCCGCCGATATCATGATCGTGCCAGCCGGTGATGTTTTCTTCCGCGTCGTACGTCAGGCCCAGCAGCCGCCCTTCCTCAAGCAATACCCACAGGATCCGGTTAGGTTCCTGCTGGTACGCCAGCGCAATAATTTCAGAAGTGAACAGATGTGGCGCCAGAATGCATGCATTAGTCGCAGTAAATGAGTCGCTACCAGAATCGTAAGCAGCAATCATCACCTTACGCCCGGCACGCTGCACAAACGCAACGCGGTCAAACAGACGTTCAGCCTGCACCTCATTACTGCCAATGGTGCTGTTCAGCTCTACTTTTGTGTTGCCGGCGCCAAAAACTGACGTCAGGCTTTGCTCGCCGTACGCGAATTCATAGCCTGCTGTACCGATAAAAATTTTACCCGCGGACGCAACGATCCACTGCATTGTGTCCTGGGTATCATCGATTCTGTCATTGATTGAGTCGTCGCTTTCAGCTTCATAGCCATTTGTCATAGGGCTGAAATTCTGCAGATCTCCCGCGACGCTAGACCATATTTTCTGCCGACCAGCAAAGACCAGGCGTCCGCGGAAAAACGCCGCGAACTGGGGGTATTTCAGAGCATCAGACCAGTCGCCAAAGGCAAACTTATAAGTTTTCCCAATTGAATTTCTTACGCTGGGAGGTAATTCCGTAACAATTTTCCCGGTGGCAGAGGTGCCACTGTTAACCGCAGTGATTTCAACAATCCCCCACCCGCCACCAGCATACCGCCAGAGAGATGCTTCGCTCCCGCTGCCGTCACGATGTGCACCAGCGGTCCATGTCGGTTGCGTATTTCCGGTATAGGTGCCATCCATATCTTCGTAATATTTCCCATCAGATCGGCAAAAAACACCTGTGGAAAACGTTTGTGTTGTGCCTGAAGACCATGCAGGGATATATCCACTATGCCCGGTATCATCATCTACCGCATCAGTGCTGGCCTCGATATAAAACAGGCACCCAACATGAGAAGATTCAAAAATATCTGAATTGGCTGTAATGTTGCACAGGCTAGTCGTCGTGGGTGTGCCGTCAGGAAGGTCAGCGCCATCATCTGAATAGATGCGGAACTGGTCCGTGTAAACGACGATGGATTTATCGGAATTAATATCCGCAAACGGGCCACCGCTGAATGTGGCCTCAGCCAGCGTCCAGTCGGTGTTTGTATTACGAGTCAGGGTATAAACCGGATAATCGCCATTTGTGCAGGTGATATAAATTACATCCGCCGACTGTTGCAGGGACAGCCCAAATTTTCCATTGTTTGTCAGGTCATCAGCGCTCCACGGCGTTTCCACTTCCAGAATGTTGTCGTCACTGTCAAGCAGCTGCGCATGATCGTACCAGAACCGAATGTATTCCGGCCCGAACTCCAGAATAAATGCCTCTGTCGTACTGAACTGAAATGAAGCCAACCAGACTCTCGCGCTACTGTCTTTCACTGAACCAGCGTACTGCGTCCCCCCGCGGCGCCGGGCCGGGCCCTGTGGCAGAGGTATGAAATTTTTCATGTGCTTGACGGCGCTGGCCCACTTATCAAAATCGACCTGGCCATACATCACCGGGGAAAGTATGCCAGCATTAAAGCTGCGTTTAATGGGGCGAATTTTTGACATTACAAACGGGCCTCCATCCATGTTGAGGGCGGAAATTTTTCGCTTGGCTTCTCAATGGCGTTGGCGCGAACAGCACCGGTGATAATCATCTGGAACTGCTGCAACAGAGATTCGACCAGCGTGTCCTTACCGGTGATCGCCTTACAGGAACGAACCGCCAGCATGCATGCCAGCGCATCAACAAAGGTGGAATCGAACTTAGACGCATCAGCCACCTTTGCCCGGTAGCGCAGGCTTAACGGCGGCGGTAAGTTTGTAAGCAGTTCGCGCCCCTCTATTCGATATTCGGCAGTTACCAGGCGCGGATCGTATTCAGTGAAATCGTGGCCATAGTACATATCCCCCACAGACACCAGCACCATTAAATCAACAGGCAACTGATAGGCGTACTGATAATCGATGACAGGCGTTTTGTTTAACGGGGTGAGCTGGACGCTGCGGGCGCAAAAATTCCAGGCATATTCGCGCTGTAGTTTTTCGAGGAGGGGGTTGTAAATCAGGTTCATCACGCGCGTGTTTTTATCCTGCTCATCACGATCCATGAGATGGTCGGATCCCAGGAAGGAAACCAGCGCCAGATTCATGATATCTGTCTGACCGGTCATCATAATACCTCATAAAAAAGCAGGGGCCGCAGCCCCTGAAAACGCACTAACTCCACCCCGTATTAAGCTGCAGTAACAGTGACGGAGATCGTCGCCGTCGCGGAACCCTTCGTTACTGTAATAGTGGAAGTGCCCGCCGCCACGCCGGTGATGGTGATCACACCGTTGGAATAGGAGACCGTCGCCACCGCTGTATCAGAAGACACAACGGATACATCAGAGCTGCCGGTAACCTCAACGTTAACCGTTGTGGTAGAACCAGCTTCCACTGACGCAGTCGTGGTGTCGAAGCTAACGCTATCGGCGTCATCCTCGCTGAGATTAAGCTCAGCAAATTCCACGTTATTGGCATACGCGCGCCATGTCTGGGCGTCTTTGGTGATGAAGGCATCCAGAGTGCCAGCAGTAAACGGGCCCGTCTCCACTGTGTAATACAGGCTCAGATAGCGCTTGTACTCCGCAGACGGCAGGGCCACAACTGCGGCAGGTTTGCCAGCAACAAGCGTACTCAGCGCTCTGGCTGTCGTCGTAAAAATAACGGTCGGCGTATCGGACAGATCTTCGTTGGCGTAAGAACGCAGCTCGATAGTCAGTGTCGCGGCACCGGCAGCAGTAAAAGTCACGCCGGGAATAACGACAAGAAAAGTCGGCTCGCCTGCACCAGCGTCGATCACG